CAAGATTCTCAATATAAGCAAGTTGACCTTCGGCAAGCGTCTTTTCGCCTGCACCACCAAACGCTGCGTCGCGCGTTGTAGTTGTAGCAAACACGGGTGTGCCGCTGTTCGTAATGTTTAAATCTGCAGCGTCTAAAACTTCGCCATTGACGTAAGTAGGTACGGTGGTAGTTGCGTTTGCTCCCATAATGCTCCTTATCCTAAGACATTTACTGTGCCGAGTGTGCCATACACGAGATCACCAAGTATCAGCTCAGTCAACACTGTTTCACTTGAAGTGTACAAAGTGACTGAATGGCCGCCAGCCACTGTGATCGTTGCGTCAATGCCCTCAACCGCCAGATTCTGTGTGATCGGGTCACCTTCAGCAATCTGCCTTGTAACACTAATCACTGACCCAATATCGAGAGCTGTCATTGTTGCCCGTTGCGCGTCAGTCAGCATCGAGTAGTTGAGACTGATGGATGTAAAACGTGGCGTAGGATTTGGATTCAACAGATAGTCGGCAAGCGTGGCAGCCTGCTCGTCAGTCGACAGCAAACTCCCGGCAATATCTTTTGCTTGAATAAAGTAGGCGTCTTGCGAAGTTGCATTCAATGCCACCTGGGGTGTGCCAAACTCTCTTGTTACTGATGCCTGATTCACGACAGCTTGTTGGTCAAACTCGATCGTGATTCCGTTGTACGGGATGCCTGTGCCAGTGTCATTGAACGTTGCTGCTGCTGGTGTAAGCGATGCGCCTATCCGATCTTGAAAGGTTAGGTTCCCGTCCCTTGACACAAATATGCGACCCTGCTCAGCATCGTTTATCCGTTGCACGTAAGCCTGCACACTTGTGTTTGCCGGGATGCCGTAAGCGCCCAACGTGACTGTGCCTTCGCTAATATTCCTTGTAGATGGGTAAGCCACCGCTGGATCATTAAGCACGCCTAACAATCTGGCACCCGATAACGCCTCTAGCTGAATTGTTTCTGGTAGTACTGCTTGCGCGAGGAGCAGCATGTCATCCGCACACGACGCCGACACTTGATCCAATTCGCCTAATTGGTAGCCGTAATTAAAACTTACTACTCGTCCCTTAAACAAGAATGTGCCTTCTCTTGACAGCTGCACTTGACGCATTGGTGCTAAGCCTGGCGCGTTTGTTGCACTGTCAAAATACACGCTCGACGTGTTTAACGGGTTTAGTTGGTACATGATGTCATTGTTGTCTTGAGCTGTGAACGACATGTTGCCTGTTTGGAATTGGTCGACGGGTTTACGACGCCCACGACTGATCGTGATTGTTTGCAGATCTCCCGTAATGTCGGCGAACTCGGTTTCACCGCCAAGCACATTTGATCCGCCCAATATTGACTCACCCAAGATGAACTCGTTTGTTTGGTTTCCTGTGGCCATTTGCAACTTGTAATCGCCCGATTGAACAATCGCGGTACCCATTAAACAGCTACCCGTATAGAGATTGGCCCTGTTGTTTGGTTGTAACGCCTCAACGCGTTGACGATTGCGACGCCAGCCTGGCCTTCAGTGAGCACTCCTGTGACGTTGATGGTTGTACCCATGCCACCAGCACGATTTAACGGGATGATTGCCTCTGGACCTTTTTCACCGATCATGGCAAGCGTTGGGCTTGTCACGATGCCGCCAGCTGCGAGCCCTGGGATCATGCCACGCCCGCGTAGGACTTCGCGAGACAGCCCGCCTTCTCGAGCAGCGCCCGAGCTAGGTGTTTGGGTAGAGCTCTTTGATCCATCCATCACGCCTTGTAATCCGCCAATGATGTTGCCAACAATGCCCGTGACGGATCCGCCGAGAACGTAGCCTAAGACTCGTGCAGCTAATCCGCCAAGTTTGTTAAATTGGCTAATTTTGTCATACAGCTGGTCTAGCGCAATAGCTAACGCACCTACTCCTACGGCTGCAAGCACGAAAGGGTTGGCGGCCATTGCCACGTTGACCGCAACAATTGCTACTGCAACACCAGCAATAGCGCCACCAATTTTGAGAAAAGCGCCAGGGTTGTTCTGAGCCCAATCTGCAAACTTTTGCACTACTGGCAGCACTTTTTCTACTGCTGGTAATAGAGCTGCGCCGATAGATTCTTTGGTTTCGTCGAGCGAGTTTTTGAGTATTTTCATTTTGCCTGCTGCGGTTTCGGCTGATGCAGCTACCGAGCCGCCAAACGTTCCGCCAAGCACGTTCATGACATCCTCAAGGGTTGCGCCGTCTTTAATCATGGCTTTAATTTCTGGTGACAATTGGCCAAGCGCCCTCATGTTGCCGCCATAAGCCTTTGCCAACGCGTCTGACACAGTGGCCAAGTCAAGCCCTGAGCCTTGTGCAATGTCTTGACTAAGGGCTAACAATTTGTTTGCTTGCGTAACGTCTTTAGTTCCGAGAAGTAGTAATTGGAACGCTGGTCGAAGTTCGGAGTCAGCTGTGCCAGATGCCCGAGACATTGCCGATATAACTTTTTCTTGGGCAGCAACTTGCGCTACTGATGCGCCTGTCACGTTTGTCATCACCACAGCCAGCCTTGCTTGTTCTGCTGCGTCTTCTATTGCTGCTTGTGTTGCGCCTACAAGCGCAGCGCCTATTCCTGCAATGGCTGCTGCCGCTGGGATCGCTGCCTTCTTAATGGCAAATTGTGCTTTTTGGCCGACTGTTTCAAGTTGCTTAAATTGTTTGACAGCTGCCTTGATGCCTTTGTCATTAAACTCGCTGATGATTGGAATAGACAGTGCCATTAGTTCAAGTCCTTTTGTATTTCGTTGATGGTTTTTAGCACCATCTTTTCCATTTCTGACTCTATGCCGCGTCTTGCCTTGTAGACCGCTGGGCCGATTAGACGGGTGCGGCCTGGTTGTGCCATAGCGAAGCCTCGTTCTGGGCTTACCGCGTCAAGTGAGCTGCCAAGTCGGTTCGTGTCTTTACGTCCTGCGCCCTCAAACACAGCTGTTGCAGGGTTCTTTTGCTCGATCAGGATGACGCCAACAGCGTTGCGTCGAGTATCAAAACGCATTTTGACGCCCGAGCGTGCAGCTGTCAACGTGAACGGGAATATTTTGCGGCTACGATCAGCCCAATTGCGTGCCATCCCTGACAACGGGAATGTGCTGTAAGCGGTTTTTGCAGCGTTGATGGCTGGCTGCGCTATTTGTGTTGCTTCAGCCTTGAAGTCTTTTTGTAGTTGCGGGTCAATTTTGCGTAGCGCGTTAATTGTTTCTTTAAGTCCGACAACTTCGATGGTTGTTGATGCGGGCATTATTTTCTTTCCGCGTTGAGTAGCTCGATTGTTGTGTTCATGTCGTCTATGTCGAAGTCTATTTGTGGCGGCCAGTACCCGGTAGCTGCAAGTATCTGCGCTAGTCCGTAGCGGTAGGAGCCGCGTCCGCTTTTGGGTCGGCGGTGTCTATGACTTCAAGGTTGACAAGTGATTTGATGTATTCGTCAAGTGTTGACGGTACGACAATGCCGTTTGTTCTTGATGCTTCGTAAGCTAAGAAAGCTAAGTCTTCGATGCCGATGCCGTCGGCGATCTGTGAGACTTTGCGCTTATATTTTCGTTCCCATGCAACGATTGTCATCAGATTAGTTTTTATGATGTGCTCGTTGTCGGCGAGTGTGACTTTAAGTGTGAGTTGCATGAGTTACCTTTCGGGACGGTTTTCTACATTTTTGCTTGTTTGCTTAGTTTTCAGCGGCTGGTGCCGCAAGGTCACGAGACAGCTTTGACTAGTACGCCGCCAGCAAACTCTAATTCGATCATGGAGAGCTCTCCGAGAGTTGCGTTGATTGGTGTGTGACTACTAAGGAATGCGCCAGTGAGCGTATAACTTGGGTTCGTTGCTGAGACAGCGCCCGATGCAGGCTGAAGTACAAGCGTTGTGGTTGTGCCTACAAGCGCAAAGATGCTGGCTTCTGTTTCTGATGCTAAGTAGCTTTGATACAGCGACACGGTGATGGTGTTTGAGAACAGCCCTGATGTGAAGCTCCTAGAAAGATTTGAGAAAGATGTGTTTTCCAAGGCCTCTGACACGTAATTTATGACTGCGCTAGTGCACTGATCGGTTAGGTCAACCGAGTTGATGGTGATGGTTGGGTTTGAGAGATATGTGCTGCTGACGGCCATGACTATTGCTCCTTAGGATCTGATTTGACTTTAGATGATTTCTTTGCGGTGTCGGTGGATATGAGGCCGCCCTCGAGCAGCGCTTGGACGTTGATCCCTTCAGCTGGGATGTATGGTTCTCCTGGCGTGCCTAGGCGTGAGCTGATAATCGTGTACATGTTTGCTCCTTATGCGCTTTGGGCTTGGATGCCACAATCAAGGTCGTAGCAAGGGTAAAGCTGGCCGCCGATCTCAAAGTTGCTGGGTCGGCCTGCCATGACAATGATTGGCGATGCTAAGACTTTGGCGACGATGTCGAGGATGGTGCGTAGGACTGGTAGGCCTGCTGGCCCTGAGCCGATGACCTTTATTGGGAAGTCCATGCGGATGATGTTTCCGTTGCCTGCGATTGTTGTAAATGACGGCGCGTCAATAAACACACAATTTGGCACAAGCTTCGTTGGGTCGTTGACAACGCGCAAGCCTGTTACAGCGGTAAGCGATTCGGTGAGGCTGTCAATGCCGTTGTTGAGAAGGTCGGTGTAGGCCATTAGGCGCAAGCTGGGCGGTCAATGCCAAGTAGCTGCTTGACGATTGGGGTAAGCGATTGTTGTGGTGCTGCGCCCATGCTGTCAAACGTGGCGAAGGTTGCCTCAATTGAGCCTCGACTGCGCCAGAGGGCCGCGCAATACATGAGCGTTCCGAGTGTTGCATCTCCGCCTGGTGATGTCGTCAGGCTGTCAATGTAGCCCGCTTCTTGTCGGCGGCGGTAGCAGAAGTTGTTGCCAGCTGACACAGATTGCGTGATCAGCGTGTAGTCGTCTGACGGGTCAATAATTGACACGCCAAGATAGGTAATTAGGTCGACGGCTGCGACCCATGTGCATGTCTGTGTGTAGGTGACTGTGCCTGTGGCTGCTGTGCGCTCGACGTTGTCAGCGGTTTTGGCGTATAGCACCTGGTTTTGTATTGGCACGTTGATGTCGTAAAGCAAGTCTCCTTGGGTGTCAATGCCGACATACAAGTACAACGGTAACGCGCGAACAATAAATGTGCCGTTAAATGTTGCGTCAACGCTTGCGACTGTGATTGACTCGCCGACTGCAATTTCTGAAGGGGTCAGTAGTTGCAGTACGGCAAAATCATCAAGCAAATATTTTTGTGTGACGCTGTAAACAGCCATGAGCGGATGCTCCGCTCTCGACTAGGCCTGGGTAATCTTGCGGATCATGCCAGGGATTGCAGCAAACGAGCTGACGTAGCCGTGAAATGACATTGTGCGCCCCAAGGTTGCAGGCACTTCAACGCTCATCAAGCCGCGAATGGATTCGTAGAACTCAAACGCGTCGCCCGAGCCTTGACCGACTCGCGTAATAATCATGGTCTTGGCAGCAAAGTTGCTATCAACAACTAGCTCAAGGCCGATTGGCGATCCGTTCCACGAAGTTGCGTTTTGGCCTCCAAGTGCGTTTTGCCCTGTAAGGCCTGCGCCGATAAATGGGAATACTGGACGGCCTGTCGTGTCGGCAAGTTGTCCAAGTTGACCCCATACGTCTGGGCTGACGAACATGGTTGTTGGCAGGAAGTTGCGTCCGTTGCTGATGTCAACCGCTGCATCGTAAACAGACTTAAGCAAATCTGCAACTGTTAAGTCCCACACTCCTGAAGTTGTTGCTGCTGTTAACAAGTTGTCAGCTGCAAAGTTGTCGGATGCGATCATGTACTCGCCCATCAAGTCATTGAGGATCAACTGCATTGCTGCTGGTGACGTAAAGTCAATGTCTTGCACTGACAACGTGACTTGTCCTGCAAGCGTAGTTTTGCTGATTGAGTTAGATGCGATCACCATTGTTGTTGCTGATGCTGCGGCAAGTTCGTTTGCTTGTGCAGCGACACTGGTGTGCGTGGTGATGGTTGGACGAATGAACGTTTTTGATGCTCCGCCGTCTGGGAATCCTCGAGCACCAAGTGCTGCAACTACTGGACGAATGAAGTTGAGGTCTTGCACTAATGGCCCGAGTACTGGGATTGGCAAGAGTCCTGGGGTGTCAGTTGTGAGAACGTCGCCAGCTGCTGCTTGCAATGCTGTGCGCTTTGATGCGCCGTATTCTGCAACTGCTTTGTTCATGTTTTGGAATGTGTCGCCACCGATGTGGTAGGCGGCCATGAACTCGCCAGCTGATGGCATGGTGAACTCACGCTTTGGTTTTGCTGGAATTGCAGCGGTAGGGATGGTGGCCTCGACTGCTGGGATGGTTACTTCTGACATGGGTTGTG